AATTCTGGTTTTTCTTCTTTTTCAGTTGTGCCTGATACTGCATTCATCATATTGATAATAGCCATAATTGCACCGCCAGCCATACCGATTACCGCAGCAATCTTCGCTGTATCTAAAAATATACTGGCTGCTACAGAAATGACAATAATCGCTGTAATGTAAGCCAATCCATGCTGACCAATAGATCGACCAGCTACTTCTTTTGCTGAATCAAAATTATTATTTTCCATGCCATAACCCTGCAAAAAAGCTAATTAAACCGCTAATGCCTGAAACAATAGCCATTCCCATCCAAAACCCACCTCTAGACTTATTAGCTAAAGCTACAAGCTCCTCAAGTTGAGCTTCCATTTTGTCTTGCTTTTTGGAAATCTCATTAAATTTTTGCTCATATCCTTCTACCTTTTGCCAAAGGACACCATATTTCACAGGATCAAAATCAAAAGACATAATGACACCTTAAGTTTTCATAATGTATGCAAGAGCATAATATGGAGGCATATTTGCTCCTGAGCCACTTGTACCAGTAGAAGCATTGGTTGTTGCAACAGTAATATCTGTAAAATTAGAAGCAGTAAAATAAGTATTGCCCCAACTTGAACCGCCTGGGGCTCCATAGTCTGTGCCACTTGTTGTGACATAAGGAGTTGATTGTTGGTGAAAATGTCCTGGGTCTGTTACAACAGAAGTTGCAGTATGCGTATGACTTACCACAATAGAATCTGTAGAACCACCAGTTTGACCTACTGTATAGCTATTACCTGCGCCTAAAACAAATGAATTTCTAAGGTCTGGAGTACCATTTGTGCCATCACAAATTACATATCCACTAGGAATAGAGCCTGTAGAACCACTCCAAATGACAATAACACCACTTGGCAAAGTTGGAGCTGAAGATGGGATTTGAGTAATAATGCCAGCAATATTGTCATAGGTATCTATTAAATTGCTATTTGCATCTTCCAAAACAAACTTATAAGAATAACCTTGTTGAAGCCATAATTCATTAGGAAGCTTGCCGTCTGAACCTAAAATAATAGGATTTGAATTGGCAATAGTTCCATTGACAGTTGTATAAGTGGCAAGAGGTGTAGAGCTTCCTGCTTGATAGGTAAATAATTGACCGCCAGCTAAAGGCAAAGCAGTAGGGCCAAACAATGTTTGACCATTAAATAGTGGTGATAAATTAACTGTTGCCATTACTTAGTACCTTTTTCTTTTTGGACTTGTTGTAAATAAGATTCAAATGAGGCCAATGGAATTTTACCAGCACCTAATTTGCTAGGTGCTTGCAACAAATTGCGCAATGCATTTTGACCAATTCCTTTTTCAAGATAAGCAGCCAATCTAGGATTATTTATAGCTGCTTGAGCCAATTTTGGAGCAGCAATACCAAAAGCAGCTCCTTTTAAAGCATCAACATAATCGCCTTGATATAAACCATAAGCAGCTCCAGCAGCAGCAGGAACAGCAGCTTGCGCCAATCCTCTAGCAATAGTTCCGCTATTTGCTAATTTTTCAGGCAATACTATTTTTCCAGCAGCAGCTAATTTTGCTAACTCATTATCTTCAGCATAAAAAGCGTTGCGTTTTGCTTTAGTGGTTAATGAGTTGTAAAGCAAAGATGGGCTAACATCGCCATATTCGTTTTTAATTGCAACATCTTCAATTTTACGCATATTGCCCCAGCGTTTATTAGCATCTTTTAAAGAAGAAACTAATTCTTTATTGCCAGTAGCTTCAGCAGAATCGCTAAGGCCTTTGTTTAAAACATCACGCAAATCACGAGCATATCCAGCAACATCTGTATCAGAGCTGCCAGAAAGTCTGTCTAGCGTTTTTTTAATATTTTGATATTGAGAAGCATTTAATTGATTGCCTTCTGTTGAAGCTTTATTAAGAATATTTTTAATGTTTTTATCAATAATGCTGTATTGTTGGTCATTTAAAATATTCTTAGCTTCATCATCAATAGCTGATAAATTGTTTAAAAACTTATCATCTGCATGAATATTTACTTTAGAAGCAACATCATCGTAAATTTTTCCAATGTTTTCTTTTGCATTTGAAATTACAGCAGGAGTAATTTTATCTGCATCTTCCCCCATTGTTTTAGCGATTGCTTTATTAAAAGCTTGTTTTTGAACACCACTAAATTCATGTTGTGCGCCAGCAGTAAACATATTGTCTGATAATGCAGCTTTTACACGACCAAGCAAAGCAGAGCCAGTTGCTTGAGCTGCATCCAATGGAATTCCAGCATCACGCAATGTTTTTACTGCGTTTTCGCCAATTTCGCCTAATTGATTGGTTATTGGTTGAGCAACACGACCTAAAACATTAACTATTCCTTGACCAGCAGCTCCTAAACCAGCTCCTGAAGCGATGTTAAATGCTCTATTTTCTTCTGGCAATGTAGGTTGAACAGCCCCCATTCCAGCACCTGCTAATGCAGCTTTACCAATAGTTCCTCCTGGAAGCAATACAGCTTGTCCTAATTCGCCTGTAATATTTCCAGCCAAACCAGCAGGGGTTTCTAATAAAGGCTTGTTAGCTTCTCTTTGTGCAAGAATTTCTGCCTCACGACCAGCAGCAGCTTCTTTTGCTGAAGGCATACCAAGTTTTTGACCAAATTTAGAAACAGCAGGAAATGATTGTTCTAATTGTTGAGTTAATGGATCTAAAACTTGACCAATTCCTGTCATAGTTGTTTGACCAGAAGCTTTTAAACCTTTATTAAATAATTCTAAACCTGATTTTTTTGATAAATCTTCTGTTGGCTTGTCCCAAATAATATCTTCATCTTTAGGTGCAGAAACTGATACAGACCCTTTTGGCTCATCCCAAGTAATATCTTCATCTTTAAGATTAATTCTTGAATTAACTTTTTTTAAATAATTTCTTGTTTCTTCTGCTGCTGGTTCTTTTCCAGCTAATACTTCTTTAGCAGCTTTAGTTCCACCATTGTAATGAGCAAGAGCAGCCTTAAAACTTCCATATTGATTTTGAAGGTCTGCCAAATATTGAGCAGCACCATGAGCAGAACTAACTTTGTCTGAAGTATCTACCCCATAAGCTTTTGCTGTTTCAGGCATAAATTGAAAACGACCTTTAGCACCTTTTGGTGAAATAGCAGAATCATTACCGCCACTTTCTGTAGACTCTACAGCAGATAAAGCCCCTTCAGGAAGCATATATCTTTTTTCCAAAGATGCATAAAGATTATCCATTATTGAATTTCCCTTGTTCCATCAGAATATTCGACTACCTTTTGACCGCTTTTTGTTTTACCAGTTCTAACAACTTGTCTATTAGACTGTTCTTTTGTTCCTTGCGGTCTTACAAATTTATTAAGAATATGTTGTTGAGTTTCTGCAACATGAGTTTCTGGATTAAGTTCTTTGTTTTTAATTTTATTAGTAAGATAATTTTGTTCTTCGTAAGCCATTTCATTTTGTTTGTGAGCAAAATTAAAGAAACGTTGTAAAGCTCTAGGGTCACTAGCAATATCAGGATTATTTTTAAGGTAATCGTTCATCATATTTGCAGTAGGATTTCCTTGCATTTGACCTATGCCAGCAGTAATTGATTGAGCAATAAACTTATTCATAGATTGAGCCGCAGATAAATCACCTTTTGCAACTTTATCCACCAAATCTTGAGGTGCGCCAATAGCTTGAAGCTTTTGAGCCAAATCAACATAAGTTCTTGCTCCAGCACCAGGTTTAAATGTTTTCATCAAATCTTCTGCTTCATTTAAACGCATATCAATTTGAGTTCCAGCAGCAACTCGATTTGATAAATCTTTTTGATAATCGCCAAAGTTTTGAACTGACGGAGTGCTTGGGGATAAGTTTTGTCCGCCTTGACCACTAGAAGGTTGTGATATTTGATTTGTTCCAGAAGTAAGGNCAACAATTTGACCAGCAGCATTTGTTGTGTATTGTGGGGTAAGTTGCTGTCTTTGAGTCGCAGCCCCAGTAGCTACAGATAATCCTTGGTCAATTTTAGGCGCAATTTGAGTAGGGTCGTGAATGGCTTGAGTATAATATTGACCTAACATTCCCTTAATTACATCATCATGCAATCCTTTAGTTTTTAAAGTATCAGCTACTTCATCTAAAGCTCTTAATGATCCTTCTCTGCCTTCAGGAGTATTTTGTGCATCTTTAATTCTTGGATCTTTTAACAATCTAGCAGCCTCATTTTGAGCTACGATTCCTTGGTCATTTGTAAACCCAAATTGCGCTTTATTAGCTTCAGTAGTTGCTTTTTTAGCAGTAGCTTGTCCAGTTTCAATTTCAGATTGAAGTAATGCTTTTTTCTTTTGAATATCAAGACTTTTTCCTGATATATCAAGCATATCCCCAATAGTCATTGGTTTAGGAGCATTTTGATTTCCATAAATGCTTGAATCAATAGTTTGCCCTAATTGTGGAACTGAAATACCGCTTGTAGAGATTGGCATAATTATTCCTTAATATGTAATTCCAAAACCACCACCAGTTCCAGAGCCAGCAGGATTATTGCCAGAATAATAGCTTGGAGTTGAATTACCAACAGTATTTAAACTTGTATTTCCAGATGTCAATGAATAAGGGTTATTACTTGCCTGAGTTGCATAACCATAACCCATGCTACCTAATGAATTTAATGCATTTCCAGCAATATTGCCTTGAGCAATTTGACTAGCAGCTTGAGCATTTGCAGCTCCAAGACCAATTTGAGCTACATTAGTTGCAGTTCCAAGTTGAGCGTTAGCTGAACCTGTCGCACCTTGAAGTCCTAAACCAGCATTGGCAATATCAATTCCAGCAATAGAATTTTTTTGATTTGTATAATTTGTAAAGGCATTTTGATAAGCATTTGAAGCATAATTTTGAGTGTAATCTTGTAATGATTTAAGAGCATTACCACCAACAGCACCGCCTGTAGCATTAGATGCCATTAAATTAGCTTGCTGACCTTGTCCTAACATAAATCCATAATTAGGGGCAAGATTAGAATTTAAATCTTGATTGCTAAATTGTTGATTGAAATAAGGGTTATTATTTGTAAGGCTAGATAACGCAGTTGTTCCATAATTAGCATAAGGGGTAAATTGCTGGGATGCTTGCTGACCAGCAGCTAACAAATTTCCCTGCTGTTGCATGGCAGCATTTGCTTGAGTATTGGCAGCATTTTGAGCGCCTTGCGAACTTAAATAAGCTCCTCCAAGAACGGCTGTTCCACCGATAACTGCTGCTGTTATTCCNCCTGCCATAATCCTTCTCCTAGTCCTTAAAACCGAGATTATCTGTTAATAGCATTTTAATGCCATTGCTGATTTTTTCGGTATCTTTTTGCTCTGTTTTATGCTCTAAAACTCTATTAGACATTAACCCACATTCAGGAATGACATAAAGCCTATCCTCAATAGCAAGAATGTCTTTGCAATTATCTGGATTGTCATATATATCAATCCAGATTAATTCTTCATCAAATACTCTGCCAACTCGCTTAATTCCTGCTGGGGCATCAAACTCCATAAAGGCTGTTAAAACTTTAATTTCATCACCAATATTGACTGCTATTGTTCCCTTTTTTAATATGACCTTATAAGGGGTTTTATGCTCTGCTCCAACAATAACTGACCAAGGAGGAGCAATCATAGTGCGGATGTATTTACCAGGCTTAAAATCATGCAAGAACTTAACATCGGCTTGAGGCATCTGTAAAAGAGCCTCTTGAAGCTTTTCTACTTTATCCCTTAAAGGAACAACAGGTACAAAACCTTTGCCATAAGTAACTGTAATTTGATGATTCATATATTGTAATAAGGAACTTTTTGAATTTTGCCATTGACTGAAATTTCAATAAATCCTACTGGATTTGATGGCAATACAACAGAACCTTTGCTTGCAGATTGGGCTGTTTTAGTAAAATTAAGTAAATTTAAAAGCCAAACCTGCCAAGCCCTAGATGGCCTTTTAGTAGTTTCATCCAAAAACTCAGTCTGGGGGTAAGGATTATCTTGGCTTGGCCCCCATATTTGATTTACAGCCATTAATTTTCTCCTTCTGAAGCTTTAAGATTTGCAGAAATAATGCAAGCCTTAATAGGGTCTGTAACCACTACTTCAAAGATTCTATCCCTAGACCATCCCAATCTGCGCCAAATAATCCTATTTTGATATTTTCCTATTTTTCCAATAGTAGTCCAATGTTCATTAGACCAAGTAGAGCCACCATCATTTGACCATCTAAGCATAGCTTGTGGGTCTGCGCCTACAACTTCAGAATTTACAGGAGTTGTAATTCCTGTCAAACCAACACCAGGCTGGAATTGAATTTGAAATTCATCAAAATATTGTCTTTGCAAATCGGTAACCAAATGAGGTGCCCTGCGAAGTCTGCGAATTGTTCCACCATTATCTGTGTAATTAGTAGGGTCTAACTGATAAATTTGACCATTTTCCCAATCTCCAACCAAAACAATTCCTTGGAAAAAAGCTGAACAATTTGACCGATGACGATGATAGACATTGTTATTGTCTACCCAAAGCCATTTATGCCACATTTGAGTGGTTGAGTCATAAGCCCAAGTCAAATCAAGGGTTGGGAATGAAATTACATAAACCTCATGGCCTTCAAGCTGATAAGTATAGGCAAGTGCATCATTGATATATTGATCTACAAGCGTATTTTCTACTGCATGAGTCGATATTCTTTGTGGAAAATAGCCATTCATCATGACAATTTCAGCTTGACCACGATTGTTTTTGGCTAAATAAGCAAAAGAATTGCCTACTCTAGATACTGAAAATGGAGCAGCAATACCATGTTCACTAGAGCTTCCAGGGATTCTTTGAAATGGAAACGGAAAAGTGCCTGTATCAGCCCAAACTTCTGAAGTCTTTTCACCTAATAAATAGACTTGTCCGTGGTCACAAACTAAAGAAACAAGATTATCTGGACCAGTAAATTTACTTGCAAAGCTTAATCCATAAGTAATAGGACTAAGAACATTAGAAGCTGCCCATTGCTGAGTATTAGGGTCGTTATAAACAAAATAGTTATCAACAATATCTACTATTGTGCCACCTGTAAAAGCACCATCAGTTATTGGCAAAATACTCCAATTTAAGGCATACATGGTTTCAGAGCCTACTGTCTGGCTATTATTGATAACATAAGTACCAGTATCGCCAGTACCTGAACCAAAAGTAAGGGTTAAGGTTAAACCTGTTCCAGCTCCTGAAGTTGAGGTGGATGCAGGATTTACTGGATTTGATGTATATACCCCTGCAAATGTCTGAGAAAGGGTAGAAACATCTCCAGAGCCACCGATTGCCGTAACAGTATAAGTTGCAGGGCTAGAGCCATAAACACCGCCTAAGACAGTTATAGTGTCATTTACAGCATATCCTGTACCAGCAGTAGCTATAGCTGCACTTAATACAGTTCCTGAACCTAAAGCAGTAATAATAGTATTTGCAGATACTCCAGAACCTACAATAGTTTGACCAGGATAAAGAGTCCCAGTAGAAACTGCTGTAACAGTCATAGTAGTGCCAGACATTGAAGCGGTAATAACCCCTGCGACTGCTGCTGAGTTCATTTGCTCAACAGTACCAACAGTATTATTTTGATTTAATGTCCAAGTAGTTCCTGAACCTGAAACAATAACTGTTCCTGATGTAATTCCAACACCAAATAAGGCTTGATTAGCAGCGATTGTTCCGCTAATTACTCTGCTTACTGTAAGGGTTGTCCCTGATATTGTTCCTTGAAATACAGCAGAGGCTGGATTTGAAATTCTCCATGTATAGCGATAAGAACCATCAACAATGTAGACATTCAAACCATTATCTGAAATTCCAACTATACCGCTTGAAGTATTTAATTGACCAACAATAGTGGGAGTAAAAGAAGAATTTAAGACATAAACATAAGAACCACAAACAGCGACCATATATTGACCGCCTGAAAGACTTCTCATTCCTCTTACTTCTGCTTGTGGGGATAATGCACAAATTGAAGTTAATCCTGGGGTTGGATAAAGCGCAACTACTCCTCTAGAGCCTTGAGCTTTAGTAGGGTCTACTTCAGGAAACCAATTTATGCACTCTTGAGCATCCTGATAAATGGATGGGGCTTCATAAGATGCGCCAACAAATCCAAAGTCCATTATTGAATATCCTTATAAGCTTCACCATCACGAATTCTGCGAATAGTGGATTCGCCAACACCATATTCTCTAGCAAGCATAGCAATATTCCTATACCCAATTCTTGATTTAATTTCTAATACTTGTTCAACAGTTAGAACTCTTTTAGCTAATACAATTTTGCCTTTTTTAGCTTTGCTAATTTTAGCTTTAGATTCTTCAGAAAGGATAGTTCCAGCTTTATATTTATTACCAATACGCATATAGGACATTTTTGCCCTAGATTCTTTAGAATGTTTTTTGCCTTTAAAAGTTAATCCCCAAGTGGATGCGCCATAAGTATTACCTTTTAAACTAGCTTTATGTTCTTCGCTATGTTGATAGCCAGTAGCCCCTTCGCCACCTTCGGTGAGATTACAAAGCTCAATTCCCATATCTTTCATACAAGCAATTAACAATACTTCATGGTTTAAAGCTTCTTTTTCAGTATCCCAATGAGCAAGAATTTGAACTTCATACCCATATTTTGCAACTATGCGCTTCCAGTAATTATTGCGATTTTTAGAATAAGCCCTTCTGCCTATTCCTTTACCAATGTAAAAAATGGTTCCGTCAGGTTTTGCGTGAGCATAAGTGTAGTGTGTTTTCATAGTGTAATTATACCACCGCTCACAATCATGGTTATCTAAAGAAGCCCCCTGAAAGCACCCACCCTGCATCACGACTTCTTCCCACCAACATAGAGTCTGGATAACCAGCAGCAGCTATTGGCATCATATTATTGCGTTTAATCGTTGATTTAGATTGTGCAGCATAGGCATTAATCATGCTAATTTGAGTTGCAGATGCTTTGCCATACATAGGCATTAATCTTTCAGCCAAATTCCATCTAAGAGCCATTGAATAGCCTTGTGGAAGAACTATGCTGTCATATAAAGTTTCATAGTTGCTAAAAATGGTAGATGAGAACATATGCATCTCACCTTGGCTTGGATTAGGCCATACAAAAATATTGCCTGATTCAGCATTAGGATTGTAATAAAGGGCTTTAGGCCAAGGGCCATTTAAAGTCTTTAATCCAATTTGGTTGTAGTTTTCAAGAGCAATAACTGCTACTTGATAATCCAAACCGCCATTAGGAACAACTTGACCATTAGACTGAGTATTTACCCTTACATAAGCTTGGTCAATAAATAATGGTTTTTGATAGTAAGCGGTAATGGTTGTTGAAACTACATCAGTAGGATAAGTAATATTTAGCTCATAAGTGCCAGTTTCATTAACTTGACCGCCAGCACCAGTTAAAAACTGAACAATCTTAGTGCCAGGAATGATGCCTGTGCCTTTTAGGGTTTGACCTTGTGCTACAGCTCCTGTAGTTAAAGCAGTAACAGTAAGAATTTTTCCTGTAATTGAGCCTGTAAATGAAGCTCCTACAAAGTTTGCAGTAGAAGGGGTTGGCCCAATGGTGTATTGAACTTGACCGCTAATCAATGGAAAAATGATTTCTGTGGTGTTATACACCATCATATCTTCATTAGACCATTGATCTATAAGGTCATTAAGCATATCAAAAGCATCTTGAGCAGCTTCTGGAGTTGGAGTTTCTCCAGCTTCTAATGCTCCAATATCTTTTAATGCTCTTGAAATGATGTCAATCGGCTGGGTCATTTTATTGTCCTGGAGTAAAAGTGTCCGCTAACCAAGGAAACTCGACCTTTTTATCGCTATCCATAGCTTGTAATTGAGCTTGTAAATTATATTCTACAGCCTCTTTATCAATCCAATCAATTAAATTTTGCTCTTTAATTTTCTCAAAAGGAAGGTTTACTTTTCCTTCAGGAAAATAATAATTTCCTTTTGTTTCTACAATATTTTTTCCTTCAATTACTGATGCAAGATATTTAACACCTTTACAATCAGCAAAAATCTCTAAAATTTTCCATGTAAACATTTTTATCCTTTTGGATATTTAGCTTTTACTGCTAAACAATCAGCAATGTATTTATCAATTTGTGCTTGATCGTTTTTAACGATTCCATCTAAATATTCTTTAAAATCAGGATATTCCAATGCTCTTTTTTGTATATATGTTGGCTCTATAATTACTGGATCAATTAATATTGGATTTCCTGAATCATCAGAAGAAATTGTCTTTCCTAATGATTGCCCTTCTAATAAATTTAAATAAATTTCATCAGAAATTTGAACCGCATCTTTTGGGATATTTGTTCCATTTATTTCAGGATCATAAAAACTATTAGTGGATTTTGCATAAAATTTAGTCATTTATATTCCTTAATATCCAAAAGCAATCCATTGAGCCTGTTCATTTCCTAATGGCCCAACAGAACCACCAGTTGTATAGTTGCCCATAATAGTAACTCCAGTAGTAGCTATTGTTCCTCTATCAACTTGTAAACTCATTACATAACCTGATAGAGTTGGAGAACGACCAACACAAGCTGTTACAGAAAAACATGATGTTGGAAAAGTAATTGGAAATGTAATTGCTACTGTACCACTACTAAAATTTCCTACACCCCATTGAACAATAAGACCGCTTGGATATTTTTGATAACCATTCCCTGAAATTGACGATGAAGCAGTTGTAGTTCCACCGACTAATGTTGAAACAAAAGCAGTAGTAGCAATTTGAGTTGTATTTGTGCCATTTGTTGCAGTTGGGGCTAAAGGGGTTCCAGTTAATGTTGGGCTTGCTGCTAATACATAGTTTCCAGTACCAGTTGTAGCTACAGAAACTAAATTTTTAGAAGCATCTGTAGCTACTGCACTTGAAGCAGTTAATCCTGAAGCATTTAATCCTGTTGCGCTTAAAACACCAGTATTAGGGACAAAACTTAATTTTGTAGATGAAGTAGTTTGTGGCAAATTACCAGTTGTTGTTGAAACAATGGTCGGATACCATGTTGCACTAGAACTGGTATTGTCAGTAATTGCTGTATTTGTAGCATTGGTTGCAGTTGTTGCGCTTGTTGCAGTTGCAGCATTTCCACCAATAGACAATCCAGAAGCAGTTCCAGTTAAATTTGTAGCTACACCACTAGAAGGAGTTCCTAATGCGCCTCCATTGGCTACAAATGCACCATCAGAACCTACAGCTACCGCTAAAGCAGTTGCAACTCCAGTACCTAGACCACTAATACCAGTTGCTACAGGCAAGCCTGTGGCATTGGTTAATGTTGCTGCTGAAGGAGTTCCAAGATTAGGAGTTGTAAAGCTTGGGCTTGTGGCTAAAGCAATACCGCCTGAACCAGTAACATTTTGACCTAAAGCTGTTTGGACACCAGTACCAAATGAAGTAATTCCTGTACCGCCATTGGCAATATTTAAAGTTCCAGAAAGAGTTACTGCTCCTGTTGTGGCTGTAGAAGGGGTAAATCCTGTAGTTCCTGCGCTAAATGAGGAAACAATAGTACCCAAAGAAGCCCATGCAGGAACACCAGCAACAACAGTCAGAATCTGACCTGAACTGCCAATAGCTAATCTAGAAGAAGTATTTGCTCCGCTTCCATAAATTAAATCGCCAGTAGTGGTAATTGGGCTAAGTGCATTAAATGCAGCAGAAGCTGTAGTTTGTCCTGTACCGCCATTTGCCACATCTAAAATACCAGTTACACCAGTTGTTAAAGGCAATCCTGTAGCATTGGTTAAAACACCGCTTGCAGGAGTTCCTAGAGCTGGGGTAATAAAGGTAGGGCTTGTATTGAATACAAGTGCTCCTGAGCCTGTTTCATCGGTTACTGTGGCAGCTAAATTGGCAGAAGTAGGAGTCTGCAAAAAAGCCAACATATTTGTACCAAGACCAGTTACATTGCCAATAGCAGGAGTAATAGTGGTATTGGTTACAGAGGTAATCTGTCCTTGAGCATTTACCGCAAAAACAGGTGTAGCAGTTGCTGAACCATAAGTAGAAGCAGCCACACCAGTATTGGTAATGCTAAATTGAAAACCTGTAAGGGTTAATCCTGTTCCTGCTGTATAAGTAGCAGAAGTAGTAAATTGCGACCAATTTACAGGGGTTACATCAATAGTTCCACCTGGCTGCGCTGTGCAGAACCATGCGCCACCAGCTTGAGTTCCATACTCAATAAATGAAATAGCAGAAATAAGCTCATTCCAAGTATTAGCATCGAAAGCTCTAATCCAAGCAGTAGCAGAAGCAATGTAAATGCCATTTTGTGATGCAGTTGCTTGATTTTTTACTAAAACTCGATCTCCAACTAAAGTGGTATATCCATCAATAGTCTGTAAGCCAAGTAAAGTAATTGGTGCTAATGTTGCACAAGCACAAGGTTGTTTCCAACTAATTCCTGCTGCATAAGACTGCAAAGCAAGAAGGTTTACTAAATCATTAGCACTACTAGGCTGGGTAGAAACTTGCCCAGTAGTAGTTTTCATATCTGTAAAAACAGCAGTAGAAGGAGAGGTGCTACCAATAGGCGAGCTATCAAGAGTGCTATTGGTAATAGTTAAACCAGATTGAACTGGGTTTGCAGTTGCATAAAATGGCTTGTTTTGACCAATAAAAGTCTGAAAATTACCATTAACATCAAAATATGCCTGAACAGGCAGTAGATTTTGGTCTACTGTTGAATTGGGAGCACCCATATTTAATCCTTAGTAAGCAACAGCAATAACTAAAAGCACATCACCTGCTGACATTGAAGCAGAAGTTCCTGTTGTATTACCAAAAGCTGCTAATGTTGCTGAAGTTGCTGAAGTTGCAGTTTGCTGTACAAATACAGAAGAACCGCTAGTAACATCAGTTGCATAGCAAATCCAGCCATTAGGTGCAGCAGGAAAAGTTATTACACCACCAGTTGAACCGCCTGTACCAATGACAATTTTAAATCCCATTGTATGAACAGCTGTAATGGTTGGGCTTGTTCCAAATCCTGAAGCAATAGTAGGAACAGATGCAGCAGTAGCTACAGTATTACCTCCAAGCTGAAGGGTAATTGGATTAACAATATCTCCTGTTAAAGGAGGTGAAAAGTATGCTCCACCAGGGCCAACTAAACCTAAACATTGACCAGCCGTATTAAATGCTGCTTGAACTGGAACAATGTTTTGAGTTGAGGTGCTTGCTACTTGATTTGAACTCATTATGCAATTCCTTCGCCAGGAGTAATTTCTAAGCTAGTAGCTGCGCTTGCAATAAACCAAGCATTAGGTGGAATACCGCTAAATACTTGAACTCCATTAGCTTGAATGGTAAGTACATTGGCAATACCAGTAGCATTAGGAGTTGTAGCTACAGGGGTTACAGTAGCATCACCAGGCTCTTGTGGTGACCAGCCCACTCGAACCAATCCATTGGTCAAATTGATAATGCGATACCCAGAAGGATATACATTGTTGTTCGACTTAACCTGAACAGGTGAAGTGCTTACTAAGTAAGTTGGGCCAAAAGGCGCAAAAGCTGAATCATAAGCCATTATTTAACTCCTTAAACTGGGCTAGAAGGTAAAGGCAAATTTTCTGCTTTAACAATCTTTAAATAATAAACACCAGCAACAGTAACAGCAGAAGCGCCAGTTGAGTTAATAAAATCCAAAGCAATAGTGTTTGCAGCAGTTACTCGAGCATTTACACAAGCAACACCAGCAGTATTAGCAAAACCAGTAGAAACAAACACTACATTTCCAACTTGAACATCTGGAACTGTAATGGAAACTTCGTCTGAAGTGTCAGCAATTGTTTTAGATGCAAGGGTGTATTGAATAACTGTGGAAGAAAGAACATTCCCACGAGCAATAGTAGTAGATGACATTATATTTTCCTTTAAATAAGGTACTTCAATTATATGTTAAATAAGAAAAAAGCCATACTTTTTGGGCATGGCTTTTATCCTAATACTTCAAAATACTTAGTATGCGCCTGTGCTTAAATCATAGCCATATACATATACATCAACAGTTGCAGTTGCAGTTGCAGCAGATACATTGAAATACAAAGTCTGTGCTGTTTCGGCAGTATGCGGAGTGGATGATGCGCTAACAGTTACATAAGCTGTAGTTGTTTGGCTAGTTAAAGCTGCTGCTGTCAAAATTGCTGTACCACCTTGAGCTTTGGCTGTGTAAACACCAATATCAACAGACGATACATCAACGGCTGCGCCAGCATTATTTGCATTAGCAATAATTACTGAAACAGGAACATACAATGCGCTGTTGTTTACTTGAACTGCTGTATCACCCAATGCTGCAACGCTAAGACCTTTTTGCACAGCGATTACTCGCAAAGCTTGTTGGCTGTTTAGGTTCGATGGATGGGTAGTGCTGGTTACTGCTGGGCCTGGATTACTCATGATTTATTCCTTAAATATGTTAAAAAGCAGGGGTTTTACCCCCTGCAATCATTAGGCTGCTACTCGGCAAGCCAATTCTGGGTACAAAGGAGCCCAGCCATACAGGACATCAACACGAGTCGGAATCGAATCATTGTTAATGGTGTATTGGCGAACAACTCGCATTGACAGACCAATTTCTTTGTCTGATGCACGACCAGCAAAATGAACACCTTCAGGCAACTCAAGGTCAGCCATAGCCATTGTGAAAGCATTGCGGTGCATTACGATGTTTTGTGGAGAAACAATACCATTTCCACTTGCATTGTATTGTGATGCAAAGAATGTCACAGCAGCAGAAGCTGATGGGCTTGGGATGCTCACATTCTGGAACTGACCACCGCTAATAACAGCAGGAGAAACAGTTACAGAAACAGAAGAACCAGAAGCCACAGAAACAGCAGATTTAACTACAAAGCTGCGGAGTTTGTTTGTGCCATAAGCTTGACGATTTTGTGGGTTTACTGCATAAACACCAGCAATTTGAAAGGTATCACCAGCATTTAAGTTGATTGTGCCTGTATTAGCAGCAGTCAAAGTAATAGTGGATTGTGAAGCCCAACCAGAAGTCAAGAAACCAGTTGCAGTTGTAGTAGCAACAGAAGCAGTAACAGTAGCTGTTGAGAAGTTACCAAAAGTTTGTGACACGATGTTTTGGTCATTTTTCCAGTTCATGCCGCCGGAATCCCTACCCATAAGGCCTTTTTCGTATTGCATACCAATCTTGTCATTAGGAACAAACAAGCCCTTCAAGCTATCAACAATAGTTGCTGAAGTAAATGGCTCAACGATACAGCTTCTACGACCATCACGAGGAGCACCTTCAGAATCTAGGTAAGCCTGAGCTGACAAGTATGTATACAAGCCAGTTGGAGGAGTACCAGCAGTACCTACGATATTAGCTGTGTTCAAAGCTGCTGTAGTTGTACCATCAAAGTCGATTTTGTTGGCAATAGCTGCAACTGCTGGCTTCAGAATACGATCAGAGAACATATCCAAAGACAAAGCTAAGTCTTGAGTTGTAAATTGTGTATCCACATGGAACTGTGTAGACAAAGTTACAGGTACTGAAGTTTCATTCAAGTCCTCAACATTCAATGCTGGGCCAGTTGTACCGATAAAGCGACCAGGTCTGCGGACATTGACTGTTGCGCCAATTTTTGCACCAACTACTGCAAATTGGTCATCATAGTTACGATCTACTTCGCTTGTGAAAGTTAATTCGTTCTCGAGAACCATGAGAGCCTCATTGGTAATCTTCGAGATGGTTAATAAAGTATTACTCATTTTAAATCTCCAAAAAAATTAGGTTTATCTGACTTTACCTGACTGTCTAGCAGCTTTCCATTGAGCATAAGTTCCATGAAATTCACCATTGGTGTCCACAAGAATATCTGCGCCAACTTTTCCACCACTTAACGGCCTGATAGGTTCAGGTGCTTTACTTCCTGAAACAATTGCCTTTTGCTTATCAGCTTTAGGAGTCTTTACTTCCTTAGCCTCAAATTTAGCCTCAAGTTTGCCAATTTCTTTAAGAGCCTTAACAGAATCCATCTCTGTTAATTTTCTTGCAAAGTCCTCATCAGAAGCTAGTGCATATAGAACTTGTGGCCCTACATCACTTTCAAGAATCGCCTTTTTAATTTCATCGCTAACAATCACATCGCTGGATTGAACAATTCGGTCAAAGTCTGGCAAATCTTCTTTCGCTTTCTCAAGTTTCTTATTCCAAGATTCTATTTTCTTGGCTTCAGCTTCTTGAGCTTTACGACCTGCTTCTTCTGCATCTCTTCGCAATAAAGCATTTTCTGCTGACCATTCTGCTAATGCCTCTGCATATTCATAAGCATCATTAAATTGGTCAGCTCTAGGTTTGCCTTCATAAACAACAGGCTTTTGTTCCTGTTGTTGCTGAGGGTTTACCTTAGCTTTTAACTCTTGCAGCTCTCTTTCAAGTTGGGCAGCTTTAGCTTCAGATTCTTGTGCTCGCTTACTTACCTTGTCAAATCGCTTATTTAGCTTTTCTCTTGACTTTTCAGGGTCTTGCTTCTTAGCTTCTTCCTTTGCTTCTGGTTCACTCTGTTCTTCGCTTTGCTCTGGCTCTGAATCTTTCTTTACAGATTCAGCCTCAGTTGGCTCTACTTGGTCAGCTAAACCTAATCTTTCTGCATAAAAGGTTGTTGCGTTTTCACTAGTTAATACACTACTTGCTTCTCTTACAACTTCTTGCTCGGCCATGATTTCTCAAGCTCCAATTTAAGTTAAAAATACTACTAAAAATAATTCTTGTCTATTTCTTTGACGCTTTTTTGGCTTCTTTAATTAAAGTCTTTTGTTCTTTTAATGCTTTTTTGTCTAGCCCTGCAAATGGATTAGATGGCTGCTCTGGTTCATACTTCTTACCAGCTCTGCGAGCCATTTCTTTCATTTTCCACTCTAAAGCGTTATCACCTGTAATTGTTGGCATCATTTTCTCCGATTAAATACCACGTTCAACTGCTTCTTCCATTGCTGCTCTTTCGCTTCTTAAGTCTAATTGTGCCATGACTAAAGCCAGTTGAGCCTTCATTTGCTCTACTTCTAGCTGAGTTTGAGTCTTAATGACAGTATCATGCGCCTGAGTATCGGTTCGCATCCTGGTATCTTCTCTGCGAACTTCCAGCTCCATTTGTTTGCGCTGATTTGCTGCCTCATCTTTTTGCTGTGCAACAGAAGCCCCATACTTCATGTCTAAAGTCATTTGCTGGATTTGCTGTTGCAACTGCTGAATAGTCATTTGTGACTGTTTGAGCTGCATCTGAACTTGAGGTGGAATATCTGCTTTTTCATCAACTTGAGCCAATGGATTAGCAGCAGCCAATCGGTCAGCAATAATGTCTGCCCCTGGGAAGTCCATATTTCTAAAGATTAAATCCCCAGCTTGTTGCATTAGATTTGGGTCTGAAGTCAGCAAAGTCATCATAGAATCTACAGCTTCTTGTCGCTTGGAAGCATAGCCTGGGCCTGTTTCCATCACAATGTCATATTCGCCTGTAGTCACATCATTAAGAACTTTATCAACACCTTCTTCATCTTGGGCTTTTTGATTGATTGTTACCAACTCACCTTTGCCATCAGCTCCAATGATTCGCATGACTCTTTCATTGCTATAAATATGAGGAATGAGGTCTAAACAAATGCGACCAGACTGCCTAATAGACCTTGTAAGGTTGTCATAGTAATGGAAGTTAGTCATATCGGTCTGCTGTTGCTGACCATTCAATGCTTTTCCTGACTGCATACCTTGTGGCAACTGAGCAGGGTCATAAATACCGACTACGGCCATTAAGTCTGAATTTAATCCTTGGAGAGCTGTAACCATTCCAGTTGGAGGAGGTTCTGGCTGAATCCTTGTAGGAACTGGAGCTGGTTTTCCATCAGAATCTGTCTGCTTATAGCGCAATACAGGCATAGATTTAATGTTAGCTGTATTCCACTCCATCTCATGACCTTCATCCTGACCTTCTGCAAGGAGGAATTTAGCCTTTGGAGCAAGGGCAACAGACTCAGTCAGAGCTGTAGACCAGAAGTTATACATTCTCTGTGGGTCTTTAGCCATGCGAGTAAGACCAAACTTCTTCTTCTTACTATCAACAATAAGTTGCTGACCATAAACAGGCACAACTGGGATATAGCGACCAGGCCATTCTCTTTCTTCAAGAACTTGCATACCTGTCAATTTGCACCATTTAACTTGTTTTTTAATGGTTTCTCGCTTTGAAACTACATAAACTCCAGCATCAAGCATCATGCTTTCAGAAGGCTTTTCATCTTCATAGCAAGTAGTGCCATCGGATAATAGGTAAAGCTTGGTGCGCTTGTGTTCGGTATAGAAGTATTCAGCAATGCGAATATCTTCTTTAGTAATCCATTCTGACTGACTATCACCTGTGCCACGAGGATTGAAACCGCCTCCATCATCTGCACCAGGGTACATTTTTCGGAATGATTCTTTAGAAATAACTTCAGTAATTAAGCATTTCTCTGCATCTGAGCCATCAGGTTCATTGGAATTAGGGTCAAAATAGACCATAAATGGGTTTTCAATGCGCTTAATGTAGATTTCTTGCTCCATTGAGTCTGGTCTTGGATAGTCATAAACTATGCGCCAGTAACCCCATCCCATGCGAACTGCAAACTCAAAAGCATTGTCATAAGCTGCATCAGCATCAGATTGGTTCTCAATATGTCTGAGGATGCCAGTAATAACTTCAGCGACCTTTTCATCGGACTCGGTATTCATACCATGAGCCACCATTCGAGGTCTTTGTTGTCTTTGCTGGTTGGCTATTTGTCGGCAATAAGCATCAATCTTGTTGATAGTCAAATAAGGTCTAGATTCAAGCAATCTGCTATTTTGAATCTCTACAGGCCATTGATCCCCACCAGCGAATTTAAGGTCATCTAATGCCTCGACTCGATTATTTGAGTCATTTTCAG